GAACCCGCCCTCGCGCAGGAACACGCCGTCCTCGCCGCCGACCTCGAAGTACCACGACCCGAACGGCATGTTCTTGCCGTCGCGCTTCGACATGTCGCGGTCGGCGCGAGGCTCGATGGCGTGGATGACCGGCACCCATTGGTCGAGGTTGCCCGTGCGGTACATGTTCTGCACCGACACGCTGCACTTCTCGAGGCCGAACTCCTTGACGATCTGCGAGACGGTCATCTCGAACTCGCGGTACAGGGTGCAGACTCGCCCCTGCGCGTCGGTCGAGATGCAGTATTCGCCCGTCGTGAGCGGGTAGTGGTGGATGACCTGCTCGAAGTCGGGCAGCACGATGCTCGCGCCCGTGCCGAACGCGCCGAGTTCCTCGTACATCAGGTGCAGCGAGCGGTAGGTGTTCGACTTCTGGAACACGCGCTGCATGCGCTTGGTGACGTCGTCGAGCCAGAGCTTGACGGGCTGGTACGAGTTCAGCTCCGGGTCTGGCGTCGCGAGCCGGAACCATTGCCGCGCCGGCGAGGTCGCGCCGGACATCAGCCCCGCGCCGAGGGTGCGGAGCGCGCGCGTCCCGGTGTTGTCGTAGATCGCGTTGTGGCGACGCCATCCCTTGTCGCGATCCTGGCGGAAGTAGCGCCCGTTGCGCGGGAGCAGGTAGGAGGTGATCTCCTGCCAATGCGCCAGCCACGACGCGCGCTCGCTCTTGAGCTGGCCCCACCGGGTGAACAGCCGATCCCGCGTGGGAGCATCGGGATACGAGGAGTTGTCTCCGGTGTACTGGCTCATGGGTCAGCCTCCGAGGAGCGACGAGCGCCCGAGCTGGAGATCCTGCGGGTTCACGCCCATCGGCCCGGTCAGCATGGTTCCGGACGGGCCGCCCATGCTTCCCTCGGCGGCGTTGTCCATGATGGCGGCGATGTTCGGCTTGCGGCGGTTCGCGGCGGACATCGCGATCTCCGACTGCCGCTGCTGGCTGCGAGCCTGCGCGGCCGCCTCCGTCTGCGCCTGCTGCTGCTGCTTCATCGCCTTCTTCTGCGCGGCGGCACCTCGCTCGCCGGCGTAGATGGAGTATCCGGTGCCGGCGGCTGCGGCGCCTGCAGTTCCTGCCGCCAATGCGCCAACCGCCAAAGCGCTGCTCGCACTTGCGCCAAGTGCGGTTCCGAGCGCGGTCAGTCCGCTGATTACGAAGTTCCGCTCGCGGCGGGAGGAGAGGTCATGGATGCGTCGGATTCTGTGGTCGAACATTGGAGAACCTTCAGGAAAGTGCGTTCGCTCACCTCGTAGCCGAGCCTCTGGAGGATCGACCCTGCCGGACTCCCGGCCTCGAGGACGATGTCTGACATGCATGCGACGTGCGCCCCTTGCTCCTTCGCCCACCGCTCGAACTCGAGCAGCAGGCGGATGCCCTCGGGGCGGCCACGGAACTCCGGCTGCATCCACCAGATATGCTCGAGCGCGATGCGCGAGCGTGGGCTGAACCATGTCGGGACGATGGACGCGCACATGAACCCACGGACGGCGCCGTCAACCACCGCCACCCAGACGCGGCCCATCGCAGCAAGCTGGAGAATGGCGTGCTTGACTTCATCGCGATCCACGGGAAGAACGGACGCATACTTTGTGCCTGACATGAACTCCATGCACATGTCGGCAATTGCCTTGACGTCCTGTTCGGTTGCCTGCCTGACCATGACTCTATTCCTCCATGATGCGATTACGGTTCCCGTTCGTAGGGGTCGTAGTCGCTGCCGCGCTTCGTGATGCGGTCGCGCACCTCGCGCGGGAGCTGCTTGCTGACGGCGAACGAGAACGTGAGCGCGAGCGCGTCGGCGATGTCGGGCGACCCGCCGCCTTGCAGTCGCTTCTTGATCTCGTCCTTCGACTCGAGGACGCGGCGTCCGACCGTGTCGTAGGAGTAGGTCGGCGTCGACAACTCGACCTTCAGCGTCGACTCGTCGGGGATCGCCCCGCCGGCCTCGAGCCACTCCTTGACAGCCCACCACATCTCGGTTCGCTTGTTGACGAACAGGTTCGGGTAGGTCGCCTTGCCGCCGAACGCGACCTCGGTGACGTCGTAGCCGAGCTGCCGCAGGCGGTCGATCACGCCGGCACCAGCGCCTGCGTCGATGAACACCGCGTCGGGGTCGCGATCCTCGATGACGTTGGCGACCAGGCTCGCGAGGCTCATGTTGTCAATACCGTGGCGGATGATCGGCTCCTCGGCGCGCAGCCCCTGCCGCAGCATGATGACGCTGCGGTCGTCGCCGAACCGGGCCGGATCGACGCCGATCACCAGCGGGGAGTCGATGATGTCGCCGTCCTGGTACTCGCGCTCGGAGGCGGCCTCGGCGTCGGCGAGCGAGATGAGCTGGTCGTCGCCTGCCGCGCTGAAGTCGCACAGGAACTCGCGGGAGAACGCCTCCGGCGACATGTCGCGCTTCAGGCGAGCGACCTCGTCGGGGTCGAGCGCGTCGGTGTCGTTGACGGTGTATCTCTTGGCGACCCAGTCCTCGAGGTTCCCGGCCTTGTAGTACAGCTCGGCGAACAGGTTCATGCCGGCGGGTGTGCCGATGAACAGCGCCCACCCCTTGCGGTCGGCGAGCGCCGGCTGCACGATCTCCGTCCATACCTCGGGCTTGATCTGGGCGACCTCGTCAATGACCGCACCGTCGAGGCGGATACCGCGCAGGGCGTCGGGGTTGTCGCCACCGAACAGGCGGATCGTCGCGCCGTTGTGCTTGAACGTCACGGCGAGATCGACCTCGTTGACATCGACCGCCCCGGTCGCGCGCAGGGGGCCGAGCTTGTCCTTCAATCTCGCCCACGCGATGGCCTTCGCCTGCTTCAGGAACGGCGCGACGTACACAAAGAACCCCAACTCCCGGCTGCACTTGACAGCGCGGTTGATGAGTTCCATGATTGCCAGCTCGGTCTTGCCGGCGCGGCGGTGCAGCACCAGGACGGTGAACCGCCGCTTCAGGAGGTGGCACTCGCGCTGCCACGCTCGAGGCGCATACGTGAGTTCAATGTCCGTCTTCGGCATCGGGGACGTTGGTCTTCAGGACGATGCTGACGCCGCCGGCGTGGTCGACGCCGACCCGGTCGCCGTACTTGCGCGGGTTCCACTTCGCGAGCAGCTTGAGGCGCGTCTCGATCTGGAGCTTGCGCCATTGCACCTCGACGGCATCGCGGGGCTGGGTGTCCGACAGCACCTGGCATTGCTCGGCCAGCGCGTCGTGTCCATCCTCGCGCGCGCGCGCGATGCGTGCGGACGTTTCCTCGTCCTCCTCAAGCCACTCGTAAATCGTTCGCCACGGCGGGTTTCCGGCGATTCTGCACCACTCTCGCAGGGGCTTGCCTTCCCCGATCCACGCGACGAGATCGTCAAGCAGGCGTGTTCGGTCTTCCCTGCTCCACGCGCTTCCATGCTTTGGGGGTTGCTGCCCTGCGCTGGTAGCGGCAGATTTTCTTGACGGTTTCAACGTGGAGTCCGAACTGCCTTGCGAGGCGTCGATACCCGATGCCGTGGTCTTCGTGGAGTTCGCGGATGGCGTTGACGGTTTCGTCCGTGATCGTGGCATTGTGGTGTCCCTCCCCGATTCGTCTGCCGTTCTCGTTCACGGCGACCATCTTGGTTTGCCCAGCAGGGGGGCTAGAAGGCATCAGGATCGCTTCCGTGCCTTCCGGCGGGTGTCGGCACGGTTGAACTCTCGGGCGACCTTCTGGGAGATTCCCGCGCGCTTGGCGAAGGCGCTGCTGTGGGCGGCCGCTGCCATGAACTTGCGCTGCTTTGGTGTCTTGCTTGGCAATGGGTTCAGCTCCTGCGCTGGAGGACGAGGTCAAATCCGGCGGCGTTGGCGATTGTCAACACCGAGTCGAACGCTGGCTTTCGGCGACCGATGACGGTGCCGGGTGACCCGAGCAGGCATCGGACGGTGTGTGCGCGGAGGAGGCCGGCGGCCTCGAGCTGACGGGCGAGTCCGCTGCGAGTCATGCCTTGGGAGGCAACCTCCTCGGTCACCGCCGTCTTGAAATCGTCATACGAACGGATATGCATATGCGGGAGCATATCAATCGGGGTCGACGAGCTGCCCGAAATCTTCGCTCGTTGCAGCCCATACCACGCGAGCGGTGCCTGGGCCGAGGAAGTTCTGCTCGATGTTGTCCGTCACGAACGCACGTGCGTCGGGCATTGACATGTTCTCGTCGTCTCGCAGACGGGCGGCGATCATGTCCCCGCTGTAGACGGCGACCGGGACGCCATGCTCGTCGTTTGGGTGCGGGAACATCTTGCCGAGCAGGCAGTCGTCGAGGCCGCCGAGGAGAATGGCTGCCGGCTGCTTTCGTCGACGCTTGCCCATGCACCGCAGTTTACCGAGGGGTCGGCCATCTCTCGGGATTTCTGCGGCAGTAGTCGACGGCGACCGCAAGGACGCGGCGCGACTCGCCCACGGGCATGCGCTGGCGCACGGCGTCGATCTCCGCAGGCGTCGCGGTGGCGAGGACGTCCTCTGCCCATGCCTCCCAGTCGGCGACCTCGGCGTCGGTCAGCGGCTGCACGTAGGCGGCATCGCGCCGGGTTCGCTCGGTGTCGTGCGTCGACGTCGACGCGCCGACGAGCGGGGCGGTGAGCTTGCAGTACGCGCGGTTGATCGCCGAAACGGACGGCTCGCGGCGCGACTGCATGGCGTTGTCCTCGATGCACTTTCGCAGGGTGTCCTGGTGCAGCAGTCCCCATCGGTCGTTCAAAAGTCGGGCCTGCTCGTCGGTCGGTCGCCACTTCGGCCACAGGGATGCCATGAGTCGCTTGTTGGTCGGCCAGGTGATTTCGTCGGTCATCGGTGTTCCCTTCGCTCGGTTCGTCAGAACGGAATCCAGTTCGGATCGGCTACTGCCTTGTCAAGATCCCTGCGCCGCAGGCGCTGCCCCCCCTTTGAAGGGGGGGCTTTAGGGGGGATTGGTATCTGACTATGACTGTGACTAGCATTGCTCGCGCATATGCGGTCGCATTGCGGTCGCATTGCGGTCGCATCTGCATCAGCATCTGCGGGAGCATCTGCTCCGGCATTGCTCGCGCTTTGCGCGCGCTTCTGCCACGACGCTGCCGCCGCGCGTTTCGCGTTGTCGGAGCGGGACTTACAGATTCCACGGCATTCCTCGAGCCGCGCGTTCACCATTCGGTCGCTGTCAACGAGCGCGAACTTCGCTCGCACGGCGTCCCAGTCTGCGTCCTGCATCTGCTCTGCGCCCGCTATGCGCGCGCATTGCTCGCGCATTGCGGGTGCATGCCCGTTCGCCCATTGGTAGGCCAGCAGCGAGATGTAGATCCCGCGCTGGGTTGCGTTCATCCCGATCACCGACAGCGTCCAGTCTGCTGCGTAGAAGGGGAACCACGGATAGTTCGTTGCCATGCGATACCTCGAAACGACCGGGGTGGGGCAGGGAGCGGGTGCAGCGCACCTACCCCACCGCCGGCCTTTGGGATGTTGAGCAGTTGCACCCGCTCTGCGATCAGTATACCATCTCGTTCGGCGCGTTGGTGAGATGCCCAGGATTGTTTCCTGTTCGCCGCGCGCCGCTACGGGTAGCCACGGACGGCTCCCACCTTTGCCCCCGGATGCGCCCCGCAGGATCGCAAGATTCGCGGGGCGTTCTTTCTATGCGCGTGACACTCACGGAAACCGAGGCGCGAATCTGCAAGTGGCTTGCGGAGCAGCGGTTCACCACCGCTCGCGCCGCCGGCGTGAAGGACGCGCAGCTCGGGCCGCAGGCGAGCGCGCAGACGGATCTCGACGGCATCGCCGGCGAGTTCGCGTTCTGCAAGGCGGTCAACGTCTGGCCCGACATGACCATCGGTGCAAGGCGCGGAGGCCACGATGCGCTCCTCAACGGTCTGACCGTCGACGTCAAGACGACGCGCGTCGAGAGCGGACATCTGCTTGCCACGCTCGGGAAGGCGTCGACCGCCAGCGACATCTACGTGCTGGTCGTCGGGACGATCCCGTCGTTCCGCATCGCCGGATGGGCGACCGCGCATCGGCTGCTTCGCGCCGAGAACGTCAAGGACTTCGGGCATGGTCGCGGCTACGCGCTCGGGCAGCGCGACCTTCGACCGTTCGAGCAGCTGCGGAAGTGCTGCACTTGTGAGGATCTGTAGCACTTTCGCTCCATGCGGCGAGGTTGCATCACGCATGCAACATGGTGCAACATGGGACACAGCGGCGCTTCGCACCGCCTGTCCCCGGCGAAAGGTTGTTGCTACCCCAACGGGTGATCGTCGCGCCGGCGTACCTCGCGGCCTTCAGGGCGCGCCCGTGCGGGTGGTTGGCGTCGACTGCCGCAGACCCGCGTCCTCGCGAGCGTAGTATACGCGCACGATGCCACGCCACGCTTCTCTCCCGTATCACCTGTACGTCAACGTCTGCAACTCGGCGCTCGGGCCGAACATGCCGAAGGGAACGACGCGCGGCATCTGGCACGCGGCGTACTGCCGGCCGGGACAGGCGATGCTCGCGCACGTGCTGCTCGAGAGCGGCGCGAACTGGTGCGGCGTGCCGCTGCATCTGATGTCCACCTTGACGACGTTCGGCAACGGCATCGACTCGCTCCAGCCCTGGGGCGGCATGGGCGAACACCTTGAGGTCGTGCATCTGACCTACCTTGAGGGGCTGCTGTGCATGGGCGTGAACCGCAACGACGGATTCACCGGCCGGCACACCGGGCTGACGTTCGACTGGTCGGACGGGTTCAGCCGCTACCCGCAGGAACACAAGCCGCTGAACCTCATCGAGCGCGGCGACGGGCAGTTCATGCTGCTCCCGAACAACCACGTGCAGTACCTCGACAGGCACTTCACGAAGTTCTCGAAGGGTTCCGAGGACTTCAGGCACTACCGCCGTGGTGAAGAGGTCTACTGGCTCGACTGACGCCTGTAGCCCAGGCGATACAGAAGCCGGCTGACGTCGTTCGCGGTCTTCGTCACCGCGTCCTCGTCAAGCTCCGGGCGCGAGGCGTGCAGGGCTTCGTGGACAATCGTGTCCAACATGTCCTCGGCCGATTGCCCGAGGCGCACGCGGATGATGCGCGACTCCAGGTTCATGCCGAAATCGACCTCGCCGTCGTTGCGAAGGTTCGGCACGAAACGCAGCTCCCAGTACCTGCCGCCGAGTCGGACACGCATGGTCGGCTCACTTGAAGCCGCGACGCATGGCCGCGAACGCGGCGGGACTGACGGTGGACTTGGACTTCGACCTGCTGGTGCCGGCCTTGCGTCGTGCGTTGATGTTCGCGTACAGGCCGCGCTTCGCTGTCTTCTTCGCCATGTTCAGCTCCTTGAGGTCTTGCCGCTGCACTTCCACTTCGCGCGTGACAGTCGCAGCGGACTGTTGGGATTCTTCGCCGCAGCTGGGCTGCGCTGCATGATCCCCCACGATCTCGCGCAGTAGGCCGCGCCCTTCGCGGTTCCGGGCTTGATGCGGTCGCCGCCGCCCTTCGCCTTGCCGGCCTGTCCGTAGGAAACCTTGCGCGTGCGTCCCGTCTCCGGGTTCCGCACGACCTTGACGAATCGCTTGCCCTTTGCTGGCGTCGGCATGTCTGTCCTTCTGAAACGGCTAGTGTGCGTCCATGATGTCCCACGCGATGCGCGGGTGACCTCGAGAGCGACCGCCGTGCTGGTCGTTCTCCGTCTCCCATCGTATGAAGAGTCTCACCCACTTCGCGCGCAGGCTCGTCGGCCCCGGCCCCTTCTCCACGATCCACCCGCCCGAGCCGTCGCCCCAATCCGCCTTGTAGGTGCCGCAGCGGATGAAGTCGCAATGGCGATTGCGGATCTCGTACACGCCGTTGCGCGTCTCAAGGTACTCGCGAGCGATGCCGATGATGTTGGAGTGGTGGTTGTGGCCGACCGCGATGCAGTCGACGCCCTCGAGCCACGACATCATGCGCCTGCTGTCGAGGACGCCCATCGACATCGGTGCGCCGCCGCCGGAGCCGTGGTGGTAGCGCATCGTCCAGGTGAGCGCGCAGTTGTTCACCTTGACCCGTACCTTCATCCAGCCGCCGTAGCCGCCGGCACCGATCTGCGAGAGCGGGTTGCGCGACTTGATGGCGCGGACGAGGTT